GACACTAATTGACGCTGACTTTGAATATGGTTTACAGCCAACTAAATGGCAGAACTATTCAGATATCCGTGGTATTCCAGGTATCTACGAAAAGCCAGGTCTTGATTTGTTTATCACTAATATTACTTCAGATGGTGGTAACCCATCTATTATGACAGTTACTTGTTCTCAAGATCACGGACTTGCTGTTTCTACTCCAGTTATTATTTTCGGCTGTTCAGGTGTTGCAACAGCTTCTCGTTCAGAAGGTGCGTTCGTTATTAATACGGTTCCATCTTCAACTACGTTTACTTATTTCGCTAAAGGTATTGTAGGGGCTAATGGAACTTCTGTTTTTAATCAATCTACTTACGCACGTCGTGGTGGTTTTTATGCTGGTTCTTCTTTACCAGTAACTGGCTATACATCTAATGCTGCATCTCCTTCTATTATTACTGTAACATGTTCATCCAATCATGGTTTGATTGCTGGATCTCCTATTGTTAACGTAGTTACTTCTGTTGGAACAAACCACAATTTAATGGGTGGTAACTTCTTCGTTGAAACTGTTCCTTCTCCAACTACGTTTACTTTTACTGCTCGAGTTGGTGGCGCAGTAGCAAACGCATCTATCGTAGCTTCAACTTATACTCGTTCTGATGCGTTCGTTCAACACAGACCATTTGATGGTGGTGTTAACCTTGGAACATTCCTTCCTTCTCATGGTGCTTCTGTTGCTCGTCAAACTAAAAAGTATATGCGTTACCAATCAGGTAAAGGTATTCTTTGGACTTCTGGTGTTTTGTTTAACCCAGTTCTAAACCTTGACCAAATTTCTGCTACATCAACTACTATTGGATCAACTATTACCGTGTCAACTGAAGTTGACCATGGTTTACAAGCTGGTTGTACTGTTGAAATTGCAGGTGTTGTTACCTCTGGTTACAACGGCACATATGGTGTAGTTTCTATTGTTAACGAATCCGAATTTACAGTATCTGCTAATAGTGTACTGGGTTCTACTTCTGCTGTTATTACTAATCTTCCACGTGTAACTGTTAAAAACTGGATCGGTGCTTCAACTCGTGTTGGTGCTTTTGATGATCAGAACGGATTATTCTGGGAATTTGATGGACAAGAATTAGCAGTCGTTAAGCGTTCAGCAACTTATCAGCTGTCAGGATTTATTTCTGTTACTGCTGGATCGCAACAAATTACTGGTACAGGAACTCGTTTCACGCAACAATTAAAAATGGGCGATAGTATTGTTATTCGTGGTATGACGTATCGTGTTGGTTCTATTGACCATGATACTTCTATGACAATTAACCCAGAGTATCGTGGTGTTAATAACTCATCAGGTATTAAAATTGCGCATGTTATTGATCAGCGTATCCCTCAATCACAGTTTAACTTTGACAAGATCGATGGCACTGGTATTTCTGGATATGCAGTTAACCTAAACAAAATGCAAATGTTAGGTATCTCGTTCTCTTGGTATGGTGCTGGATTTATTGACTTTATGCTTCGTGGTCCAGATGGCAATATGATTCCTGTCCACCGTATGAAACAAAACAACGTAAACGATGAAGCGTATATGCGTACTGGTAACAGTGCAGTTCGTTATCAAGCAATTAATGAGTCCGCCCGAGATCGTTTAGCAACTGCAATGAATAGTTCTGTTACGTCAGTTGTATTGCACGATGCTTCTCGTTTCCCAGCTACTGGTGGTACTATTCTTATTGATAACGAATATATCAACTACACTGGTAAAACAAGTAATACTCTAACTGGATGTACTCGTGGTGCATCTTTCCAAATGTTCGTCGGTGGTTCTAATAAGACATTCTCTGGTGGCGCAGCAGCAAGTCATGCTATTGGTAATGGATTTAATGCGGTAACTTTAATTACTTGTACTTGTGCACCTATTGTTAACCACTGGGGTTCTTCTTATATTATGGATGGTGGCTTTGATGAAGATCGTGGTTATTTCTTTAACTATGCTGCAGTAAACCAAGCATTTACTGGCAGTCAATCTAAGACAGTATTCTTTTTAAGATTGGCTCCATCTGTATCAAACTCAATTGCTGGTGCTTTCGGAGATCGCGACTTAATTAACCGATCACAATTGCTACTGCAGAAGTTACAGATTACTGCTACACAAAACGTGCAGGTTTATGGTATCCTAAATCCAGGAAATATTGACGCATCATCACTAACTTGGACTTCTGTTAACACTTCTGCTCTTGGATCTCAACCTTCATTTGCTCAAATCTCAACAAGCAATTCAACAGCAGCAACTCCAGGTGAACAAAACTTTTCAACCCTTGCACAGATTAACGGCTTCGCTGAAATTGACTTAGGTAAGTTAAAAGAATTAACTAACTCTGCTATTGGTGGTTATTCTAACTATCCTGATGGTCCAGACGTGTTAGCAATTGTTGTTAGAAATCTTTCTGGATCAAGCGCAACATGTAACATTAACTTATTCTGGTCAGAAGCGCAAGCATAAATATACAAAAATAGAGGAAATTCAAAATGGCAACCCAAGTACAATTTAGACGAGGAACTACTACCCAGAACAATGCGTTTACTGGAGCGAATGGTGAGTTTTCTGTCGACACTGATGTAAAAACAATTCGACTTCACGATGGTGTGACTGGTGGCGGTGCAGCCATTATGATGAACACCACTACTGCTCAAACTGCGCTTAATAAAACTTTTAGTACTGGTTCTGTGTGGACTGGTACTGCAGTTGCTTTAGCATATGGTGGTACTGGTTCTTCATTAACTGGCGTTCCTGGTGCTGTTGCTTATTCTGGAGCTTCTGGTTTTGGTCTTTCTGCTGCTGGTACTTCTGGTCAGGTTTTAATTTCTGGTGGTACAGGTTCTCCAGTTTGGGTTAATGCTGCGTCATTAACTACTGGTACTGCTACTGTTGCTACAACTGCTACTAACATTGCTGGTGGTTCTGCTGGTCAGTTGGTTATTCAATCAGATACTAACTTATCTGCATTCATTACTGCTGGCGCAGCTGGTACATTTTTACAATCAGCTGGTGCTGGTTATTCTCCTACTTGGGCAGCTGGTCAAGTTACTGTCGGTTCTACTGCTATTGCTCTTGGCGCAACTGCTACTTCTTTGGCTGGATTAAACATTCTTGCAGCCACTGGTACTAGCCATTGGACAATTCCAAATGGTACTACTGCTCAACGTCCAGCTTCCCCTGCTGTTGGTATGATTCGTTACAACTCTACGTTAGTTGGTTTCGAAGGTTATTCCTCAGGCTCTTGGTCTTCACTTGGTGGTGTATCTTCTGTTGATAAGTTTACATATATCCAAGCAGAAACTTCTGCTGGTGCTTCTAATGGTGAACTAGAATTCTTTGTTGAAAATAGTGCTGGTAATGCTGCTCAGAAAGCAATGGGTATTACTAATGCTGGTGTTACTATTGCTGGTAACTTAACTGTTGATGGAACAACTACTACTATTAATTCAGTAACTTTAACTGTTGATGATAAGAATATTGAATTAGGTTCTGTTGCTTCTCCTACTGATACTACTGCTGCTGGCGGTGGTATTACCCTTAAAGGTGCTACTGATAAAGTTATTGATTGGAATGCAGCTACTGGTTGGAGACTTGAGGATGATATAGCAACACGCAGATTGTTTACTGGAACTACTTCTAGCACAACTGCAACTTCTATTCTGGCTGTTTCTGCTTCTACGTATCGCTCTGGTGTTATTGAGATGCAAGTTGTTAATAGTACATCATATAGAATCTGTCGTTTAATGTTTGTGCATAATGGTACCACAGTAACTATATCTGAAAATTATTTGGTTGGTTTAGATATTCAAACTGCCAATACAGCTACTACATTTACTGCAGATATTAGTGGTGGTAATGTTCGTATTCTCGCTACTGCGGCAAGTGGAACTTCTACAATCAAGGGTGAGTGTACTCTATTCAAGGTATAATTAAATGGCAATCCCAACAAGTAGAGAGAGTCTAAAGCAATACTGCCTCAGAGATCTAGGTGCTCCAGTTTTGGAGATCAACGTAGATGATGATCAGTTAGAAGATCGTATTGATCAGGTTCTAGATTACTGGCGTCTATACCACTACGAGGGTATTGAACAGATTTATCTTAAGTGTCAAATTAAAGCATCTAGACTAACTATTACCACGGGTAATGCTGCTTCTTTTAATTTAGAACAACCTGTCGTTGGCGCTACTTCTGGCGCAACAGCAACTGTTACTAGAGAAAATGATACAATTTCTTCTGGTAATACTTTAATTGTTAAGAACGTAGTTGGCACTTTTGTTGCTGGTGAAACTATTACCAGTGGCGCACTTACTGCAACTCTTGGTTCAGGTACTCCTTGCGTTCTTGGTGAGTACGATAAGAAATATGTAGATATCCCTGACGCTGTTTATGGTGTCACTAAAGTTCAGAGTATTGGTCAAGCATCTTCTTCAAAGAATATCTTCGACTTACAGTATCAATTACGCTTAAATGATTTGTATGATTTAACTTCTACATCAATCATTTATTTTAAAACTGTTATGGGTCATTTGGCTTTATTAGACTTAGAGTTAAATGGTCATACACTGTATCGTTTCAATCGTTTACAAAATCGTTTGTATCTAGATATTAACTGGCAATCCGATGTATCATTCGGTGATTACATTATTGTCTACGCATATCGTGCTTTAGATCCAGCTGAGTTCTCAAAGGTATGGAATGAGAATTGGATCAAGCGTTATACTGTTGCTCAATTCAAACGTCAATGGGGTACTAACCTAAAGAAATTTACAGGTCTACAACTTCCAGGTGGCGTAACATTAGATGGCGATAAGTTATATGCTGAAGCCATGACTGAAATTCAAATCTTAGAAGACGAACTGCAAAATAAATCTGCTCCTCTAGAATTCTTCTTAGGATAAAATGTCAACAACAAATGTATATTTTTCTCAGGGAACTAAAAACGAACAGCACCTGATTGAAGATATTATCATTGAATCTCTAAAGATTTATGGTAATGAAATATTCTACATTCCAAGATCCTTAGTATCTAAGGATAATGTTCTCGGTGAAGATCGCCTTTCTCAATTTAAAACTGCATTTCCTATTGAGATGTACTTTGAGAACGTAGACTCGTTTGGTGGACAAGGTGCGTTTATTCAGAAGTTTGGTTTAATGATTGAACAGTCTGCAACTCTGGTAGTTGCTCGTAGACGTTGGGAACAATTAGTTGGTCGTTATGGTCAAACTCAAATACCTTCTCGTCCAAACGAATTC